GATTGTCTTAATTTATTTATTCTAGGGTCATTTCTAAATTGTTCAATAATTTGACTTGCGTGATAAGTAGACATAGTTTATATAATAAATAAATTAAATTAATATTGTTTCAATTTTATATTAAATTAGTGTAAGATATAATATATTATTAAACAATATAAATATTTCACATTATATTATATACAAAAATGGTTAAGATTTGTTCATTAGTGTATCCTTCTGAAAATGAAGAATCTTTTAAAGAATATTACAAAAAATTCAAATATGAACTACACGATTTTCAAAAGTGGGCTATAGATGGTCTAGTTAACGGAAACCATATTTTAGTAACGGCTCCAACCGGCACTGGAAAATCAATGCCAGCAGAATTCGCTATAGATTTTTTTCATTCGAAAGGAAAAAAATCTATATATTGTTCGCCCATTAAAACTTTATCTAATCAAAAATTTTACGATTTTACTCAAAAATATCCTCATATAAGCATTGGATTAATTACAGGAGATATTAAAACAAATTCTTCTGCTGATGTTCTTATAATGACTACTGAAATTCTTTTAAATAAGTTGTATCAACTTAAAAGTAAATCTTCAAAAATTAATTCTTCCACTTCTTTTGAAATGGATATTGAGAGTGAATTAGGGTGTGTTATCTTCGATGAAATTCACATGATTAATGATAAGGATAGAGGACACGTTTGGGAAAATTCTATAATGATGCTACCAAGACATATTCAAATGATAGGTCTTTCTGCTACATTAGATAATCCTGAAAAATTCGCAGAATGGTTAGAAAGACGTGGTTCAAAAGAAAACGTATCTGAAAAAATGGTTTATCTTGCGAAAAAATTAGAGCGTCCTGTTCCTCTTACTCATTATAGTTTTATAACGGCAAACACTGGTATATTTAAATCAATAAAAGATAAATCTGTTCATGATGAAATTAGAAAAATAATTGACAAACCTTTTGTAATTCAATCAGCCAAAGGTGAATTTAATGAAAATCATTATAGTAGTATGACAAAAATGTTAAATTTATTTCAAAAAAATGAGGTTCGTGTAAAAAGACAACACGTATTAAATCAAGTATCAAAATATCTTGTAGAGAAAGAAATGTTGCCGGCATTATGCTATGTATTTTCAAGAAAACAATTAGAAAAATGTGCTAATGAAATAACAGTCCCCCTTTTAGAATTTGATAGTAAAATTCCATACACAATTCGTCGTGAATGCGAACAAATTATTCGTAAATTGCCAAATTTTCAAGAATATTTACATTTGCCTGAATATGTGAATCTTGTATCACTATTAGAAAAAGGAATTGGAATACATCACGCTGGTATGATGAGTATTTTAAGAGAGATTGTTGAAATATTGTTTGCTAGAGGAATGATTAAAATGTTGTTTTGTACTACATCAGTAGCAATTGGATTGAATCTCCCAATAAAAACATCGATATTTACTGATATTGTTAAACATGATGGAAATTGTTTAGCTATTTTACAAGGTCACGAGTACATGCAGGCAGCAGGTAGAGCAGGTAGATTAGGCCTTGATTCTGTTGGTCATGTTATACATCTTAATAATCTTTTTCGTAATGTAGAATCAGTAAGTTATAAAACAATGTTAAAAGGAAAACCTCAAACTATTACATCAAAATTTAAAATTTCATTTAATCTTTTATTAAATCTTATTGATATTGGTGATAATAATTTTATAAATTTTGCGAATAAAAGTATAATAAAAGGAGATATTGATAGTCAATTAAATGAAATACAAAAAAATATTGAAAAAATGGAAACAGAATACAATAAGATTGAAGAAACTATAAAACATTTGAAAACTCCTGTGGAAGTTATAAAAGAATATATTGAATGTATTGAAAAAAGACCAAGCACTGTAAATAAAAAAAGAAAAGAACTAGATAGACAAATACAAAATATTTTAGATAATTATAAATTTATTGAAACTGAAAAGAGCATACTTATTAAATATAATGAAAAACAAATAGAATTATATAAATTACAGGAAGAGTATGATGATTTACAAAAATATATAGATAATAATGTTTTAATTATTATAGACTTGTTAGTAAAAGATGATTTTTTAAGCGAAGCGACTGAAAGCGAAGCGACTGAAAGCGAAGCGACTGAAAGCGAAGCGACTGAAAGCGAAGCGACTGTAATAAATTATAAACTAACTCAAAAAGGTCTAATAGCTACACATTTGAGAGAAGTTCATTGCTTAGTATTTGCGAACTTATTTAATTCAAAATTATTAGATAATTTATCAAGTAAAGAATTAGTAGCAATATTTAGTTGCTTTACAAATGTTTCAGTTCAAGATGATTTAATGACAATAATGCCAAAATCAAACAATAAAATAATTGAAAATACATTAATAAAAATAAAGGAAATGTATAATGAATATCAAGAAAAAGAAACTATAAAAAATATGAATACAGGCACCGATTATGAAATGCATTATGATTTAATAGATTATGTATTAATATGGTGCAATTGTGATAGCATTGAAGAATGTAAATTTTTATTACAAACTTTAGAAAATGAAAAGGGAATTTTTTTAGGTGAATTTGTAAAGGCACTTTTAAAAATTAATAATATCTCAAGTGAAATGGAAAAGGTTGCCGAAATAACAGGAAACATTCAGTTTTTAAGTAAATTAAGAGAAATTCCAATAATGACTTTAAAATATGTTGCAACAAATCAATCACTCTATGTATAAAATAATAATTATTTATAGTATATGAAAATAGTTATTAGAACTGTATGTTTCCATTTTTTATGTATTATACTTTTTGGAATACTTTATTTTTATTTAAAACATGATTTTGTTGAAAAAGAAAAAAATAATTTAGAGATAATTGATTATTTGCTGTTAAGCACTACTATACAAGCAGGTGTTGGTGTATCTGATTTATATCCAACAACTTTTTATGGTAAATTAACAATGATAATTCAACAAATATTAATGATTTGTACACACGTATTTACAATATATGTATTTAATATTTAATAACTATTTGAAAACTTATTTAGATATATGTAAACAGGTTTAATTAATGTCTATTATAGTTAACAAATACAAATTATTAGATAAAATTGGTCAAGGTTCATTTGGTTCAATATATAAAGGAGAGAATATTCGTACTAAAGAGTATGTTGCGATAAAAATTGAACCTATTATAAATGAAACAAAACTATTAAAAAATGAATCAACTATTTATCAATATTTAAATGATGATGAAGGATTTCCGAATATTAAATGGTTTGGTAAAGATAAAACAAATTATTATATGGTAATAAATTTACTGGGCGAATCCTTACAATCATTAATAGAGAGAAAGCAAAACTTTTCTCTCAAACTAGTATTACAAATTGGAATTCAAATAATAAACTTGTTAAAGACGATTCATGATAAAGGACTCATACACAGAGATGTAAAACCAGATAATTTTTTACTTGGGTTAAATAATAAAAATAAACAAATTTATTTAATAGATTTTGGGTTTTGTAAAACTTTTTTAAATAATGATAAACATATTGAGATAAAAAAAGTTAATAATTTAATAGGAACAAATAATTTTGCTAGCATTAATGCTCATGAATTTAATGAATTAAGTAGGAGAGATGATTTAGAATCATTAGGTTTTATGTTAATTTATTTTTATTTTGGTAACCTTATTTGGAAAGATTATACAGATAATGAAATGATTAGAGTAATGAAAAATACTATTATAAATGATGAAAAAAATCCAAAAATATTAATAGAATATTTTAAAATAATTAAATGTTTAGAATTTAAAGAAAAACCAAATTATGATTTATTAATCAATATGTTTAAAGACCAACTTAAAGAAATGTAAATATAAAAAATATTATTATTTGATATAAATGGTATAAAGATATTACTTTATGTATATTATAAATAGTATGTCAACAACTACAAATTCTGTTACATTGCCCAAGGGAACAATTTCCGAGGAACGTTTAATTGGGCGCGTTAAGTGGTTTAATAACAAGGCTGGTTATGGATTTGTTACCGTGACTGATGGTGCTCAATCAGGGTCTGATATTTTTGCCCATCATTCTGCTATTGGGGTTTCTAATCAACAATATAAATATTTAGTTCAAGGAGAATATGTTGAGTTTTCAATTTCACCAACTCAAAGTGGAACACATGCTTTTCAAGCAAATAATATTTGTGGTATTAAGGGAGGAAAGTTAATGTGTGAAACCAGAAATGAGTTTAAGGTTGCTAGAAACAATTACAAAACCTCAGATGCTCAACCTAATCCTGTTAAAACTGAACCAGTTAAGATGCCTCAACAACAGAGAGCTCCAAGAGATGAAGATGTAGAACAAAAGGAGTGGACACTTATTAAGGGAAATAAACCAACCACTCCTGTTGCTCCAGCAGTAACTCAGCCAATTGTTGGTGGTAGAGGCAATGTCGGTGGTAGAGGCATTGTTGGTGGTAGAGGACGTGGAAGGCCACGAACTACTCAAAAAAACTAAGTAATTTTTAATTAGTTTAGTAACATAATTTTTTTAAATCTTTTATATTTTTAAAAAACTTATTATATTTTAATAATATATAAATGGTAGGTTCTTCAAACAACTCTTCGAATAATAGTTCAAATAATAGTTCAAACAGTGATAATTCTAATATGGCTAACGCAATATTATCTAAGATGAGCAGTCAACAATCTGGAAATACCAATACTTCAGGAAACTCAAACACCTCGGGAAATTCAAACATGATGAAAAAAGGTGGACGTAGAAAAAGAGGTAATGGACATAAAATGAATTGTGGATGCCCAATATGTAAAAACATGCGTAAAAGTAAAAGACGAGGAGGTGGTGATGATGATATGGGTGATGATGATATGGATGAAATGAGTGAAATTAATAATGATATGGGTGATGGTGAAATGGAAGGAGGAAGACGAAGACGCAGAAATAGAAAAAGTTCTAGAAAGTCTAGAAAGTCTAGAAAAACTAGAAAGTCTAGAAAAACTAGAAGACATCGTCGTTAAAGACTAAATTAAAATGTTTATATAAATGTAAATAATATATTTATATAAATTGATTTAAAGTTTCCTACATAGTGTAGATATTAATGGAGCCACTTGTTGAAGATTCAAATAATATTTTTGAGCAATTTGAAGTTATTATTGACAGTTTATCACATTTTAGAATTCATGTTAATACTCTTCAACAACAAATAAGACACCTAGAAAAAAATATTAAAAAAGAAATGAAAGGGTTAAAAAAGGTTGCTGAAAAAAGTAAAAATAAAGGAAATAAAAAACCATCCGGATTTGCAAATCCTACTAAAGTAACAAAAGAATTATGTGAATTTATGAATAAAGAAGAAGGAACACAAATTGCGCGCACTGAGGTGACGAGAGCTCTTATTTCATATATTAAATCAAATAATTTACAGAATAAATTAAATAAAAAAATTATACTACCAGATGAAAAATTACAATTTTTACTTGGAATTAATGAAGAACAAGAATTAACTTATTTTAATTTACAAAAATATATGAATAAACATTTTATTTCAGAACCTATTTCTACAATTTAATTTTTATTTAGTTTAATTATAAAAAAAATTGAAATACTTTTTATAATTAAAAATAAATGTATTACTATCACAAAACTAAAATGATATCAAACATTATTATTTATTGCTTATCTTTGTTAGCCGCATATTATGGTGTTATGGAAATATTAAGACAATATTTATTGAAAAAATACAAAAAAAATTATTTCTATAAAAATGTTAAAGTTTACTCTAACTTAGAGCATATTTCAAAAAACTTAGGAGCACTTGTTAAAGCACCAAAGTTTATGGATTGGATTGATAAAATTATTGAGACGGATGAGTTTAGAATAAGTGCGTTTGAAGTTACAGATATGGATTTCTTTGGGGTGCCAACACCTGAAAAGCTAGCATTTTACAAAGGAAAATTAGAAGCAACTAATAAAAAAGGTGTAAAAGTTGCGTCTAACATTTGTAATAATCGGGGTGGATGCACTGCTATATTAATTGTTGTTACTGCTAAAATTGGAAAAAAATATAAAAAACTGGTTGCTATGGTAGAGCAAGACCGTTTGCCTTCTGGAGGTCAAAGAATTGAGTGTGTAGCAGGAATGAAAGATTTAGTAACCGGTTCGGTAAAAGGACCAGTTGTAAAAGAAATACTTGAAGAGTTACCAATTGACGATATTAAAGAAGATGACCCAAGAATATTTTCATTAGGTTCAATTTGGCCTAGTCCTGGATGGTCAGACGAAAAAATTGATTTATGGGGAGGAGAATTTGAGATTGACGAAGAAAAATACAATTATTTAAAAGAAGGAACATTTGGAGAAGGAGCTCATGAAGTAATTAAGGTTCATTTTTATGAATATGATAAATTTCCAAAGGTGCTACAAGAAATTGGCGACGTAAAGGCAGAGTGTGCTTTTTGGAGATTCAAAGTATTAAGAGGCGAAGCTTAAATAAAAAATGTAAGTATTTAAGGTAAGTTGGTAAGTATTGTTATTTATATTGTTTTTTTATTTTTAACATAATGTGTAATAAATTATTTTTTATATTATATTTTATTATTATGGATACTGAAGATTTTAAAAACAAATTATCACAAATTAAAGAAGTAAACGATAAAATTTTTGGCTCTCTCTTAAAAGATACTGAAATATATAAAAATATAATATTTGTTTACACTCCACCAAAAGTTGGTTCAACAACTTTAGTATCATCTATCAGAATATCTGCTTCACATAAATTTTCAATTATTCATATACATGATGAAATAATGTTAACTTTTTTTACTGGAACTAATTCTGTAAGTATCAATGAAATTATACAATACAATAGTTACATTGGTAAAAATGTGTTTGTAATTGATATTTATAGAACACCAATAGAGAGAAAAATGTCAGAATTTTTTGAAAAAATATCACCTTATCATTTTAACAATTCAGAAGAAAACATTAATAATTATAGTGTTAAAAGAGTTATTGAAAGGTTTAATAAAGTTTTTCCGTATATAGCATTAGGAGACCATTATATCGATAAATATAATATACTTATTCCAAAATCATTTGATACTACTAAAAAATTTTTATTTATTAAGAATAATAAAATTAATTATATTAAATTAAGATTAAAAGACTCAGACAAATGGGGAAAAATTTTATCTGAAATATTATGTACTGAAATTATTATCATTAATGACTATGAAACAAATAATAAAATTATAGGAGGATTATATTCAAAATTTAAAAATGACTACAAACTACCTAGTAATTATTTTCAAATTATTAAAAATGATAAACATTTACAATTTTATTATTCTAATGAAGAGATAAATAATTATTTAAATTTATGGGCTAATAAATTGGATGAACCAGTTTTATCATACACTGAACCTGAATATTTATTTTATGTAAATCTTAATTTGGAAAATCAAATCTATAATGATTTTCAATCAGAACATTATATTGATAATGGTTGTTTATGTAAAGGATGTTCATCAAAAAGAAAAGATATTTTTGAAAAGGCAAAAAAAGGAATAATAATAAAAGAAAAAATAAACCATACTGAGGTTGTTAATGAAATTATAGACAATAAAAATAAAATAATTAATAAAATAATTAATAAAATTAATAACAAAAATAAAAATAAAAATACACTAAAAACTACTCTAATAACAAATTCATCTAATAAAATTAAAAACAATTTAATGACTAGCTGTATAGGAATGAGATAATTATAGTATATGTTTTTAAAAATAAAAAATAAAATTGATTAATAATATATTTAAATATTAATACTTTATTATTATAAATGACAATGTTAATGAAACAAACTAAAGGATTAAAACGTAATATTATTGATAAGTTTTATACAAATGAATCAGCAGTAAATTTGTGCTGTTCTTTAGTTAATGACAAATTATCAATTAATTCTGAAGATTTGATAATTGAACCAAGTGCTGGAAATGGTTCATTTATTGAAAAAATAAAATCAATGTCAGAAAACTATAAATTTTATGATTTAAAACCGGAAAGTCCTGAAATAATAGAACAAGATTATTTAAATTTAAATTATGAATATATTCAGTCACAATTTAAAAAAATTCATATTATAGGAAACCCTCCATTTGGTAGACAATCGTCATTAGCAATTAAATTTATAAAAAAGTCTTGCGAATTTGGTAACAGCGTATCATTTATATTACCTAAAAGTTTTAAAAAAGATAGTCTAAAAAAAGCGTTTCCATTGTCTTTTCATCTTGTTTTTGAAATTGATTTACCAGAAAAATCATTTTTAGTAGATGGAAATGAACACAATGTTGATACAATCTTTCAAATTTGGGAAAAAAAAGATTTTGATAGGGAAATTATTGAAAAAATTGAGCCAAATGGTTTTATCTTTGTAAAAAAAGATGAAAACCCTGATATTTCGTTTCGTAGAGTAGGCGTTTATGCTGGCAAAATAGATAAAAATATAGAAAAAAGTATAGAATCTCATTACTTTATAAAATTTATTAATAACAAAACTATTGACGAAAATTTAATAAATCTAAAACATATACAATTTAATCATAACAATACAGTAGGACCTAAATCTATATCTAAACAAGAGCTAATTAAAGAATTCCTCAAAGTGCTTTGATGGTATTTTCCCGCCTGGATACTTCACTAATAATTCTGTGCCTCTAACAAACTTGACTTTAATTTCTGGAAAATTAATATTACTTACAATTATATATATTAATTTGCTTGCTTTTTCTTTGAAAATTTCTTCATCAAATTTTCTTCCTTCGCCAATCATATTTGATGGTTTTATGTTACATCCTCGAGCTGTAAATGTTTTTTGGTCATACAAAATGCTTTCATCTGACTTACTCGTGTGGTCATATTTTTTGCATCCAGTGACGTGATTAAGTGGATATTTTTCTGCTAACCAAGGCTCTATAAAATGCGAAAATGCTCTGCCGTCCTTGAATATTTGCTGAATTACTTGTGGACTTAAACAATCAAAACCGCAATTTGATAACATATGTGTGTATGTTTTATTCAATTCTATTTCTTGAACAGGAACTGACATTTCGCTTGGTTGTTCAATTAGTATTTCTGACATATTTTATATGCTTTTAATATATTTTAATAAATTTGTAAATAATGATTTTTGATTCAATTTTTATTTTTATATTTTTTAATTATATTTATTCATAACTCAAGTAAATTTCCAAGAAAATTTTTATAAAATCTTCAACAGTTTTAAACTAAAATTTTTGAAGGAGGGGTCATAGGGGAACCTTGGTTCCCTATAAAATATTTTTGCAGTATATAAAGAAAAGTATTGTAAAAAAAAAAATTGAAATAAAATAAAGTGTAGATATGATAAGTATTTTAGTAAGAAAGTGAATTGAAAGTTGGTATAAAGTAAATATGTCGTCATTAAATATTTCATCGTTAATAATGTGTGGTCTATCAAAAATGATAGGAGATATAGTGAGGGATGTAATTATTGAATGTGGTTCAATCCATAATTTCGATAGTTCAGAGATGATTCGAGATCTAAAGGTAGAAGATATGTGTGTGTCAAAAAAGGTGTCAAAAAATAAAATAGTGAAGGAGAAGGTGTTGGTCGTGAAGGAGAAGTGTTTACCAATGCCGTTCAATGGTTCAATGAAAGAAAATTGCTGTTCAGCACTACGTCAAAACCATGGTTTATACACTCAATGTGAAACGGTTGTTTCGGAACCGGGTTTTTGTAAGAAATGTGGTCCTTCAGCAATTTATGGAACAATTGAGGAGCGGTTAAAGGTGGGTATCATGGAATTCCGTGACCCAAATGGAAAAGCGCCAAGTCCATTCACAAAGGTAATGAAGAAACTGAAGATTAGCCGCGAGGATGTGGAGAAGGAAGCAGGTAAGTTAAATATTAAAATAAATGATATTCATTTTCAGGAAGAGGAAATCGAGAAAAAAGAGAAAGGCCGTCCAAAGAAGCCGAGAAGAAAAATTGAACTAGCAGATGATTCTACAGATTTGTTTGCTGCGCTTGTAGCAAAAGCGAATGAAGATTCTGAAGAAGAGGTTTCAGATTTATCAAATGATGAAAAATCGTCAATTGCTGAAAGCATCATAGATTCAGTATTAGATAAAGTAAGCGTTATTTCTGAAAACAATGAAAAAAAAGGGGAAAAAGAGGCAGCGAAACTAGTTGAAATCAAGAAAAAAGAAACAGAAAAGGCAGAAAAGGAGGCTGCGAAACTAGCTGAAATCCAGAAAAAAGAAACAGAAAAGGCTGAAAAAGAGGCGGTAAAACTAGCTGAAATCCAGAAAAAAGAAGCGGAAAAAGCGGAAAAGGAGGCAGCAAAGCAAAAAATAGCTGACTTGAAAGCAGAAATGGAAAAACTAACAAAGACTGCTGCTGCTTCTG